ACTCGGTGCAATTTAACATAGTCAGCGAATTTGATTTTACAACGGTCTCCATTAGAGAATCGAACGATGAAACCTTCTTGGTTTTCCCAATTCAACTTTTGAATCTCCTTGTAGTCTTCAAAGTTAAACTTACGAGTTACATTACAACCTAACATTTTAGCCAATTCAGAAAGCTCATCATGAGATGCCTCAAAGTTTTCACTACGAGCACCTAACAAGATTAACTCTTCACGTTCACCATAGTCGCAAACAATTCTGTTCCAAGGTGCAATCAACTCAAATAAGTATGTCATATTCGGATTGATTCCTGAATGGATCTTACTCACATAATTCAACTGATTAAATAACTTAGCCGCTGCAATTGCTTGCTCAGAAGTAAAAGAACCACGAGAAGAAACAATCCATTCGCCGTTGTAGTTAAAGACTGTGATTAATGAGCCATCTACTTTTTCGTAGATCTCAAAGTCTTCAGTTGGTTCATGTCGGTTCTCTTCAATGTTAAAGAACTTTCTAAACGGGTGTGAAACTCTATTGCCCTCGTCGTCAAATACAAGACCGCGACACTGAAGAGTTACCTCGTCCCAGTGTTGCTCGTACTGTGTAGTTTGCGAGTAGTTGTATATAGTTAATGGAAGGGTTGGATGCCTCTGTGAGATCAACCAATCTTCCTTAACGTAACTTTCTAATATGTCTTTTGTTATTTGCATATGTAAATATAACAAATTCTGACGACAAATAAAAATTCTTTGGCAATTATTTTGCTAAAGAATTCCACATTTTGATAAACTCTTTTCTGGACAAATCAACGATGTTGAATTCTTTCCACAAGTAGATGTACTCAGTGATTTTAATATTACCAGCAGTGTACAAAGTCTTGCCGTCTTCTGAGAAGATACCAGCAAATTTGCTGTTGTGGTTCTTTAAGAATCTTTCGTTGTCTCCGTCTTTCAACATTGCAACGAAATCATCACTGAATGCAAAAGCTCTTTCAGCTATCACAGTTGACCAGCCTTCGCCGTAAGTTTCTTTAGTGTACTTATCAGCTTCGTATCCATTGTTGAATTCTTTGTCTTCAGCGATGGTCTTAGCTTCTTTGTTGTAAATAGTAAACGTTTTCATAATTTTAGTTTTTAATTGATTACCCTCTCAATTACAATACTAATATAAGAAAAAAACCCGACATAAAAAAATGTCGGGTCAATTATTTTCAAAAAAGTTTAACTTATGAACGCCAAACTTCTAAGTTTTTCAAAATACTTTTAGAACCATATTTAATTACTGGAGTTTCGCAAAATTTACTTTTTATATAAATCTGGTACATAATCTGGATTTTGTTCCTTCTGTGATATAATATCTTTAATCCATTTTACTCTATCTCCAACTATAAAAGCATCTTTTCTACGGAACATTCCAGCACCTCCTCTAGAGTTTGCCTTTAACCATTTCAAATCTTTTTCTGAACGGTCTAATAGGTCTTGGAGATCTTTAATTTCCATGTGCCATACGATTTTCAAAAATTCTGAATCGTTGGAACCACCATATTGTCGGGTTATCACTTTTGCATCCATTTCATTTACAAATTGTTCAAATAATTTTACGTGTTTCATAATTGATTTTTTTATTGGTAAGTATCGTTTGGTAAAGTAACATCCATTGTATGTGGGAATACATTTAAACTACCATATTTTTTATAATATGGGGCTGTTTTTTTACCCACATTTTTTACAAATTTGGCTTGCCTGACTGATGTTTTTACCCAAAGTTGACCATTTTCACCAAATATTAAAAATTCATCACCTATCTCTAAATCCTTAAAAGTTAATCTACCTTTAGATTCATTAAATTTTGATTTGTGAATTGCAGATACTTGTGCAGGTGTAGCACCGATTGTTGATAGTGTTGAGCTTTCGTTTATAAAAGCTTCGAATAGTTTTACGTGTTTCATAGTCTTCTGATATATTTTATAGTTTATATATCTCTTTTTTCTTTATCTTAATTTAATTTCAAATCTTTTTTCCATGCGGTCCATTGCCTCAACTGGAACTCCATGAATATTTTCACCACCATGACGATTCTCTACAATAATAGAAGTAATTTGATAATCATAGCTTTTAGCCAAATCGTAGTATGCCTGCATTTCCCATTCTTGAGTAAATGTATTCGACACTACAATTCTCTTATTGGTGCCAGTAGTATGATTTAAGATCATCATAGTGTTGACCTCATTTTGACACCATTCATGGGCTTCTTTTAACTTAGTACCATCAAACCTATACTCACCATCTTGTATGAAGAACATATCTGTTTCGATATGTACTCCACCTAATGATTTTGCAAAGGTTGACTTGCCACTTCCTGGAAGTCCACGAACTAAAATTAATTCATTCATAATGCTAATTCTTTATAAATGTTAATCAAATCACTAATTCTCTTGTTTCCATACTCTACCCCTTTGCCAATCTTTTGAATTTATTCTAGGGTCATTTGGGTTAGTAGTGTGTGTTATTCTACCATCTTTATTAACTAACCAAATTCTAGCAGAAGCTGCTTTACTATAATTCTTTTTTTGTTCATCCGTTCTAACTTTACCCTTATTTCCTTTAGATATATTAGATGCCCATTGTTTTTTTTCAGATTCAGTCATTTTATAATATGAAGGTTTTCCATACATTGGATTATTTTCACCAGAAAACATTTCAGACATTTTTTGCTTTTGTTCTTCTGAAAGAGGTCCTGTTTTTTTACCTTTATTCCATGGTGTTGAACCTTTTTTAGAATCAGACATTTTAGCTCTAAGTTCTTTAGTCCATATTTTTCCACCAGATCCTCCTATTTCCATATTATAGGTATTTCTTTGATTTATAAATTCTTCGTTTACTAATTTTCTTTCCATTTGAACCATCTCATCAGCATTATCAAATACGTATAGTATTTCTTTAATAAAGTTTTCTTTACCGTATTTTTTAATTGCTTGTTTTAATAAAGTTCCTGAACCTAAATAATCATCTTCTATATTATCAGTTCTATGTGAACCAATATAGATTTTATTGTTTAGTAAATTTGTAGTTTTGTAAATTAAATAAAATTCCATAGCATTAAAGACATTTTATTTATATATCTTTAATGCTAGTGGAGATTTCTAAAAGTTGCCATAATTTACTTGGAAACATGAGATACCATTCTCACGCCACATCTTGACAACTTTGTCTCGATCGTCAAAAACACATAAGATCTGATTATCGCTTGCAAGTAGATCATCTAACCAAAGTTTTTTTAACTTATCATCCGGTACAAAGCTTCCATTGCGACGCATTCTTAAGAACATTGGGTCGATTCCATGTTGTGTTAACCAATCTAGTGTTTCGTCTCGACTAATATCATCACGACCACTGAATATTCCAACAATGAATCCAGCTGCTCTCATTGCTTTAAAGCTTTCAATCACTGGCCAATTTGGTTCATCTAATTGAATGTTCTCTGGAGCAAAGAATTCTTTCCAGTTCATTTTACCATTTGGAAGTTCTGCTTTAGCTCGACGCTTATCAATGATGGCTAACGTGCCATCTAAATCGAAAATTACTACTTTTTTCATATCTTATAAATTATCTCGTACTGAGTTTCCCATTATCATTTGTGATGTTTGGGCGATACCAAAGTATGTCCACACACCACCATTTGCTCCGTTGTATTGAGCTCGGCATCGGTCCATAATCGTATCATCAAATGCCAATTGTTGACCTGTGATAGGGTCTAAAATAGGATACCATTTCTTTTCCCAACCATCGTTGAAGAAAGTAATCCAAGCCATTTCTTTAGTTAAATCTAATACCATGTCTGTATCTTTTAATTATAGTACTAATATAAACAAAAAACCCGAGACTAAAAAATCTCGGGTTAATTATTTTACAATAATTTTTCGTCTACTTCATTCCAAAGACCCTTAGGACAAGCTCCTTTGACGGGTGAATAAATCTTTTTCTTTAATGCACAACCACATGCAGAACAATGAACTACCGGATTATCGCGCTTAAATTCACATGAATTACAAATTTGAATACGCTCAGCTGCAAGTTCAGCTTGATCAGCTTCTGGACTATATGAAATACGCCAAGCTTGAAAGATTTCAGTTACCTTATTGATCATTTTTACGAGAAGGTATTGATGGTTTAAATAGAATATTAAATAATACAGTAATTCCTAAAGCTTGCCAGAATCCAATTGAATTAATTCCTTCAACTGCTGGAACTAAAAACATGTTCCACAATAATTGAACAGGCCAAGCTACGATAACAGCTACGATAACTGCCAAGACCAAAATTCCAATTAAACTACCTAACATTGTGATTAATTTTTCCATTTCTAAAATTATTTTATACTTTTATTTAAATAGTTTCTAAGTAAGTGACCAGTGTTGATGGCCAGAATGCCAATATTAGTAACGATAACTGGGTTGCTTTCGAGCATTATTCCATAAACAACCCATGTTGCACAACCAATCGTATTAATAATTCTTAGGCGAGTAACGTTCTTCATCATAAAAGATAACATTACAAGAAAAGTTGCTAAATATCCTGTAAACTCTATCATACGATGGCCGATATTTGCTTAAGTTGTTGAATATACTCAATAAGGTATAAGGCATTCTGGTCCTTCTCTGAGACATCTACGTTTTCAACTGGTATATCTAATCTAATATCTGAATCGTCCCATCTAATGCTAACCTGGTGATTCGGTGCGTACACCTCAGTACATTTATAGCAGAAGATTGTATCGTCTTCGAGCGCAAGGAATGCATGACCAAATCCAGCAGGAACCCAAAATTGATTTCCTTTTTCTGCAGTTAAAACGACACTTTGCCATTGACCAAATGTTTCAGAATTTGGACGCAAATCAACTGCGTAATCAATTGCACTTCCTTTAGCAACTCGAACCAACTTCCCTTGAGCATAAGGATCAAGCTGTAAATGGATGCCTCTAAAGACACCTGCCTTTGAGATAGATTGATTATCTTGTTTAAAGTGATGATTAAAACCAAGTGATCCTAGTAGCTCCTCGTTGAATGTTTCAATGAACTGACCTCTGTTATCTGTAAAGATCTTGGGTTGAAACTCTATTAAACCTTTAATATTAAATTTTTTAACTTCCATATTAAATTACTTTCCATTTTTTAGCACACTGTAAGATGGCTTCTTCATTTGTTAGATTCGGTTCTTCTCTAATGAGATCCATAGCATCATACATTACCATGGTTTTAAGGCCAAATGTGGAAGCTCTATATAGAACTTGACTAGCGCTTGTGGGGTCAAATACTGGAAGAGTTCCATCCTCTTCCATTTCGTGAATTTTATCTAATAAACTACCCATTATTATTTGTATCAGTTTGGCACCATACTTTGTATTGATCTCCTGGCCAAGTTGGATATGGTGATACAGGTGAAGGACTATATACTGGAGTTGAATATTCTTTAAGAAGAACTACAGCTTCTTGCGCTGTGATATGACCCTGCTCCAAGAGTCTTGCTACGATTTGGTCTTTCATGACATTAATCGATTTACGTTGTTTTGAATATTTTGGGTGCTAACTTCAAGTTCTGCAATCTTTTCTTGAATGGAATCAATTGAAGCAATTGTGCGATCCAAATCAGATGTAAGTTGTTGTAAATCTAGTGATGTAGTAGTTTCAATTCGACGAATTTGTGAAATCATAGAAGCTTCTAAATCCTTTGTATTTTGAATCACAAATTTATTAAGTTCTTCGATTGAAAGGGTTTGAAGCTTATCACTTCGATCTAAAATAGATTGAAGATTCGTAGCGTGTTGTTCTAAGTTTTGGATACGCTTACGAACGGCGTTTGACCAAACGAAATCACCTGCAATATAAATTAGCGCTGCGATGAGAAGAATTGTGTCTGACATAGTATATAATTTTATAATTATATCTACATCTCTAAAAAAGTTTCAAATTAAATGGCTTGTACCTTAATCGCTCGATCGAATCGTTCTTCTAGTTCTTGAATTGCAAGTACAATTGGTTCAATATCAACAAGACCAGTTTCTTTACCTGTCTCATCAGTCTTACCTTTAATCCTATCAATGAATGAAGACATTGCTCCAGAAATTGCATCTTTAATTCCTTCTTGTTGGCCTGACGATGCGTCTTCAAGATTCTTAACTGTTTCTGATAATTCTTTGACTGCTGCCATTAACGATTCTGCTAATTCTGAAATTGCGTCTTGGCCTTTATTTTCTGCGATTTTAGCAATTGCTTCAAACATTCTAGCAGAAGCTTGTAATGCAGGAACATTCATTAATTTACTTGAAGCTGCCATTGAACTATATGCCGCTGCAAGGATGGTAGCCGCGTTTGCACTCGTAGTAAAGTTTTGTGCTTTTATTCCATCTAAAAATGGAGAGAAAGCTGTTACGCTTCTAATGACTGATTCAGTAAATCTTGTCATTTGTGCAAATCCTTTTCCTAATTCCTTTACTGGGTTTGCGAGTGCTTTAATACCCTCTGATCTAGCGATTAACATATCTAATAGATCGATTGGTGATTTGGTTTTACCACCACCAAATAATCCACTAATCCCATCTAAGATAGCTGTTCCAACATTTGCAACACCTTGAATTAAACCTCCTACTGCAGTTCCAGCAAGAGCAGCTGTTAAAGCTAACCAACCTCCTGCGATTGCGAGTAGTCCTCCAGCTAAAGGTATCATATTTTCAATACCTATTTCATTCTTAAATCTTGCTAAAGAATCAATCATTGCATTAACAGGATACATTAGAGCATCTGTAAAATTCTTTGAAATTGCACTTAAATCTGGTAATTTACTAAAAATCCATGCAACAACCCACATAGTACCTGCAATTAGAATAATACCCGCAGCTCCTAAAAGAAGACCTACTGCACCTACTCCACTAGTTGCTATTAATCCAATAATCGTCAACGGAATTGCAAATATTGTGATTGCCAATGCAGCTGCAATAGCCCATTCAGTTGGAGGGGCAATAAATTCAACTCCTGCAAGATATGAGAATATCCATGCAGATGCTAAAATAGAAACTCCAATTAATCCAATTGCAAGAGCACCTAATAATAGTCCTTTAATACCTGCTCTTTTGGCAATCATTGAAATTGCGACAAAAGGTAATCCAAAAACTAGCATTGCTAAACCAGCCTTTAATGTCCACTCGATTGGGGGTGCTACCCATTGACTAACTTCACTGAAGTATTGAAATATCCATGCTACACCAACTAATGAAATTGCAAGAAGAGGAAGTGCTAGAGTAGCAAATACCATATCTTTAACGGATACTCCTTTGATTGTTTTTAAGATTTTTGAAAAACCTGCACTAAAGATCCAAATAAGCAAACCTGCTTTAAGAGTCCAACCCAAACTTGGTAATTTAACAAACTCATCTGGCATCGTAAAATTCCATATTCTTGCAACCATAGCAATACCTAATGCCATTGCAGTCATAGATAGAGTAACCATACCTAGGCGTTTAAATCCTTTAGCATCCATTCCTACTCTAGCTCTTTGTAAACCTTTAATAATTTGTGCGAATGCAAACGAAAGTGGAATAAAAGCAAATCCAATGAGAGTTGCCGTTGCAAATTGAGTAAAGGTAATTGGTTTAATTGCTGAAAGAATAAAGGAAGATGCCATAACGCCTAAGGCCATAGAAATCATTGCAAGAGCAACGCCACCCGTGCCTTTAAGCATTTCTTTAGTGCTTCCAACTCCAACTCCTCCAGCCCTTCCAATAAGTCTACTACTAATTACTCCTCCACCCCTGAGAGATTCTTGAATATCTACAAACATTGGGGTTAATATTACAAACACGGCACCTATGGCTAGAGCTGTTAATATTTGACTAGCTGAAACACTTGGCATTAAAGTAAAAATACCGGCAGCGGCTACTAACGCGGCTGCCATGGTTACTATAGCTAAACCTACACCAATACCTCCAATAATTCCTGGTAATTTAATTTTAGGAGCTTTACCTGATTGTTCAGATTGCTTTTGCTTAATTTGTTCCTTTAATAAATCTCTAATATCTGTTAATAAGATTGTTTGCTTTTTTAACTCCTTTGAGTTATCTACGGTTACTTTCTTAAGATCCACTGTTAAAAATGCATGAACTTCTTTGACCATTTCCTTTTGGTCTTCGATTAAATTTGCAATTTTAGTAAGTGGAGCTAATAATATTTTCATGTAGAAGTTAATCCTATTTTAATTATACCCTATATATCAAAGGTTCCATCACTATCTGAGTGATGGAACCTTCATGTTTGGTACTTTCATATTTGGTATTTTCATCTTACTCATCATTTCTCCTGTTTGATCTTTTTCTCCTTGATTTTGCTCATTTTGCTTTTTCAAGAATTCAACTAGATCTTTCATTAAATAATGGAATTCATAGTATTCCATTGCTTCTAATTCAGAAGGTTGGATATGTAAGTGATGATATATGTAGAACTTTGTTTTAAAGAAGTTCTCCAGCGATATCTTGAACAATGAAAAGAGACTTGATGCCGTCGCGAAACCCGATAGGGACGACCTCCCACTCATCCCCAATCTGTACTTCCATGTCTGGTTTAATACCAACCTTCATTTGTTCAGCCAACTTGTAAATTAAGCTATATTTTTTATTTGACCAACCATTCATTTCAACTTCAAACTTAAAGATATCTCTATCAGAAAATCCTCTCCATTCGTTTGCCAAATATGGCATAATTTGAAGAACAGACTGATCAATTTTTTCATTCTTTTCTTGACGATCTTTAATATATGCTGTCATACGTTGCATGATACCAATTGAAGGTGGTCTCATTTCAATTGTACCAAATGACTTTGTTTCAATAAGAAAAGTACGTGCATCAGAATCATAATACTTATCTAAAGTCTCTGGAACTTTAAAGTATGTGAAATTATCCTTCTTAATTTCAACGACATGCTTAGCTCCCTTTTTATCAGTATGTTCTACTGTTAAATTAGATTCTGGTTCTGGAAACGTTAAATCTCTAATAGATAGAATTACATAAAAACGATCTTCTTCACAAATATCTTTATATGACATTCTAGTTTTTGAATTAGTTACTCTAACACATTGTTCTAGAATATAATTCAATTTATCATCAACATCTAATACATTATTTTCATCAATTGAAGAGAAATGTCTAATCTCTGCAACTTTAGCAGAACGAATAGAAATTTCTGTTCCCTTTGGGTAAAACATACCAGCTGATGGTAAATTTGCGATATTGACAGAATGATATCCTAAAACTAGATCAGCATCTGTTGCTTCAGATTGCTTAAAACGATCCATGTCTACTTTACCTAAATCTGTAGGATTTTTTGTAGAATTTTCCTGAGACTCTACAATCTTTTTATACTCGTCGTTTAAGTTTAGATCTTTTTCGTCGCTCATAGTTTATTTACTTTTAAGTTTCTTAATATTATCTTTATTCCATTCTTTAATAGAATCTGCTCTTAGGTCTATTTCTTTTCTAACGATTTCTCTAATGAATGCAGAAATAGACACTGGTCTTTCACTTGTTTCAATTGCGTCATTCAATATGATTCTATTAATTGATGTAACTTCATCTTCTGAAAGTAAAACCTGTAACTTTTTAGTTAGTTTGTCCATTTTATAGTTATTATTATATCAACATATTATGTTTTTGTTTCACGAAAAAATAGGGGAAACATTACTGAATCCCCTATTTATGAATTCTTAAGCTAATACTTCCTTCCAAGTATCACATCTCCAAGTTACTTCTAAAGCTTGAGCTTCAGTAGTCTCGTAAGATAACTCGTTTGTGAATGCTAAACCTGAAGTGATAAAGCAATCTTCTAATGTTACAGTTCTGTAGATGTCTCCAGCTCTATTGAACTGAACTACTACGATAGTACCAACGTAATCTTTCTTAAGACCCATTGCACCAGTTTGAGGATTAAACTGCTTATTGTACCAATCTCTCATTGACTTGTATAAGTATGCTTGATTAGCATCATTTAAGTTTAATGAGAAGTTAATACCTACATCAACTGTTGTTGAATCTGGCATTCCAGCGAAAGAACGTGTTGAAAACTTGTACTTTTGCTCAACTGCAGCTACCTCTTTGTATAAATCTAAACCTGAGATTGAGTTGACATGTTGAATCATTAAAGGCGCATCAGCAACTCCAGCTGGTGGAAGAATTGTTACTTCGAATAAGTTTGCCTGAACTGGTTCAAATTGTCTACCGCTTCTCGATGTTTGATCTTGTGAATAGTGTGGTAAAGCCATGTTAATTATTTTATTTTTTTATATATCTTATTAATTAAAGTTTCCTGTAGCAATTTCACCAGTATTTAAGATTGTAGTTCTATGAACAACGATCTCTAAACCTTTAACTGGTTCTACGTATGTATCAACAATACCGTAGTTATTATCGATTACTTCATCAGTGTTGTTAGTTTGATCCATAATGTTTTTATAAGCATAAACACCACCATCTGCTTTAACAGATTCCATAAATGAATCGACTAAAGTTTTGATCTCTAAACGAGTTTGAGTGTTATTGAATTCAAAAACATAATCTTTAAGGATATTTGCAATACCATCTTGAATAAAGATTAGCGCTTCTCTTACGTGTGCAGAAGAGAGTGCTGACTTAACAGATTGTTGTGCAGTTTTATTACCTAAGATTGTTAAACCAACTCCTCTTTGGAATACGATAGGATTGATTCCAAATGGCTCTAATACATCTCTGTCAGACTTATCGAATGAGTATTCAGTTCCTTTAACGTTTGTTCCTGAAACAACTCCTCTGCGTGGACCAGCAATGATTGACCAAGGCTGAGCCGCAGTGTATTTGTCTAAGTAGTTGTTAGCAACATATGCAGCGGCTGGAACTACGATATCTTTACCATTGTCAGATACTAATAAACCTGGACCGTAATAGAATGCGTAATTTGCACCTTCTCCAATCGATGGTAAAGCGTATAACGCAGTTGGGTTTTTATCTAAATTACCACCTGTCGCAATGTACTCAACTTTAAAGTTACCGTCTGCATCTGTAAAAGATGGATTAGTTGAAGCTTTGAAATCTGCAACCGTTGGTGCGTTTAAGATAGCTGAAGCATTTTGTCTGTCGTGTGCTAACTGAGATAATTGATTTTTATTTAAGATTCCTGTTGAATCATATGACGTGAAAGTATCAACGATGTATCTATAATCGATCATATCTTTATCTACTAAAGCATCATAGATGCCATTACCACCTTGTAATGCTGATAGGCAATCACTAATTTTCTTAGCTGCTAAAGTTGCACTTGATAATACGAATGGTTTGTATGCTAATGTTGCATTTTCAAATGATTTTGCAAATTCTCCACCCCATACTGCTGGAACTTCAACGTCACAATAAACTGTGTAAACTGTGCCTGCTTTAGCAACTCTCTTAACTTTAGCTAATCTGCCAGCTGCATTAGCTGGAACATAATCACCTACTGAAATTGGGAATGTTGCTGGTGTATTTGCTAATACTACATAATCGACAGTGAACATAGAACCTGATGCTGCGTAAACTCCATTAGCTGGAATTGTATCAACACCTGGGAATAATGTAGAAACTACTCTATCATTAACTCCAGATTCTACAACATATGATAATAATTCATAATCTTTAGTAGCATCAAAGCTATGACCAACTAAGTCAATCTTAGTTCCTGTTTCATCCATGATTGCATCTTCATCAATTGCACAGAATAAACCTGTTTTTCTAGATTCTCCATTAATCATTGATTCAATGTATAAATTTCTACCTTCTAGATCTTTAAAACCTGGAATAACTGAACCCGTGTATTGTGCTTCTAAACTAACTTGTCTTAAGTTAGAGAATTGAGCTAATTTAGTTTTATCTAAACCATCTGCAGAGAAAAATTCTCCATATACTGGATCGTTTGCCATAACTGCTGGATCAAATTCACCTTTGAATACAAATAAGTCGATCATAAAATCTGACATGTAATCAAAATCATTTAAGAATGCTGGAACATTACCTTCACCATACCATTCTCTTGCAGTAATATTAAATTCTGAAACGCTTTGAGCTTTTCTAGCAATAACGGTAATTCCTGATTGTTTGATATTAACTAAGTTGATTAATGAACCATCGTTTAATAATGCATTTCCTTCTAAAGAAGAAAGAACTTTAGCATCGGATGGAATCATAAATTTATCCATATCAAAGAAGCTTGTGTACTCTGCTGTACCGGTTGCTGCTACCTGTGTATCTAAAGAACCATTAGTTACAGGTAATGCGTAAGAACCTAAATCTGTATTAGCAAACGATGAAACGTTTAATGCTAAGATTGGACCTCTTGAAAGAGATTCAACTGCAGATCTGTGAAAGAACATACCCTTTTTCTCTAACGCTCTGTCAATAGAACCAAAAACGTTTGTGAATTCTTCAACGTTTGAGATTAATACTGGAGTGTTGTAAGGTCCTTTTCTAGAGTGACCTACTACTAATCTAAGTGTTTCTACGTTAATATTAGCAGTTTGAGACTTGTCAAACTCTAATCTGTATACACCACTTGACTTAAATTGCAATAATTGCGGACTTAGTGCCATAATATTAATTTTTATTTTTTTTGCTTTTATTATATATCTGAATTATTCTCGACTTATTATAACAAATCGTAAATATCATACTGTAAATCTCCTTGAACATCGGTATCTTTATATAGAACTTGTTCCATAAGTTCGAACTTTTCTGGTTCTATAACATCTAATAATTCTTCAACATAATCTGCATAATCTGTAGTGCCAAAAAACTCAGTTGCAGTGATTGCTGTCATAATAATATCATCATGTCCCATTTGAGCTCCATAGCTTCCATTTCTAAGTACGCCAAATAATGAAGCTTCTTGAACCGTTTCGATATCATTGATTTTAACGCGATTCATTTCTATTTGTTTTCTAAAATTTTGACAAAAGACTGATTTGTTATCGCTTTTTAATCTAAGTCCAGGTTTAAGAGTTTTAGCATCATGTCTATGCTTAAATCTTAATACCATTTCATCTTCAAAGTCATTTCGACCTGGAAAAATAGTACTCAGGTATTTTAATAGAATACTTCCATATGTATTATATTCAATAATTAATTTAGTATTCTCTGGATTAAAAATATCGATTGCTAATGTATATAGTATCTTAGCAAAATCTTCAATTGGATGTTCATTACTATGAAAGACTCCAACCTGATTTAATTTAAAGAAATCGTACATTGCACCAGGACTTATAAAGTTTTCGATATCTTTATCATCCATCGGTTCAACTTCAAAAATGTTAATAACTGAATGATCTCCTCCGTTTCCTTCTGCGATATCAACTGAAAACAAATAATATCTTTGACTATTTGAAGCATCTTCAACGTCAAAATCTGGATCAAACGCTAAATAACCTTTTGTATCTATATGTATATTATCGAATTCTTCAAAATCATACCATTCAAATTTCTTAGCCTTTTGACGAATTGTTTTCATAGTACCTGGACTTAATAGAAGAGTAGATGAACTTGTAAATTCATTACCGTATTGCCTATTAAACGCATCTTCTGAACCTAAGTTACCAAGTTCTCTTTTGTACCAATCTTCATCTCTATCTGGATGTTGCCACCAATCGATTCTAGTTGCATTATATTCATTATTTCCCTTTTCAGCTTCAGCATAAATTTCATAGAACTTATTAAAACCATTTGGAGTAGAAGTAATGTTAATACGTGAAATCTTAGAAGCTGAAAGTGTAGGGTAAACGTTTTCATAGAAAGAATCTACGATGGTTGGATGTACGTGAGCAAACTCATCAAGATATAAGTTGTGAATTGTAAAACCAATACCTGATTTTGCGGTAGTTGATTGTCCTACTAGACGACATCCATTGTCTGAACGAACATTCATGACATCATATTTAATAATGCCAGGTTTCATAAAATATGGTAAGTTTTCAATTACAACTTTTGCCTTATCGATAATTTCTTTAGTTGATTCAGATTTGTTTGCAAGTAATAGTGTTGTTTTATCGTAATTGAAGGTTAAATACCATGCATTAAAGATAGACGCAGTAACTGTTTTACCCATCTGTCGAGATGCAAGAACAATATTAAATCGATTGTCCTGAAAAGATCTTAATAGATCTTTTTGATAATCTCTAAGTTTTACTTTTTGAATACCGTTATCTGTCATTACAACTGCGTAGGTTTCTGCAAAATAAACAATGTCATTTGCACACTTTGCAAGTTCTGCAATTTCTTCTTCAGTATATTCAAATACAATGTTACCTCTGCGTAGAAATTGTTTACCCTCATAAAATGGCATTGGGACCTGTGGTCTATAACCACGGTCCAGTGCTAACATTAATTCATTAATACTTTTAGTTGACCAGATTAATTTATTAGCTTCATCGGTGGATTCACCTTTAGGGATCCATCTATTATCTCCTACGTAATCGCTCATTATTCTGTAATTTCTACGTCTTCAATTTCACTATCGTTAATTCCATTACGAATCATACGCATTAGATCTTTAGTACCTCTTTGAACCATATCTCCAGTTGGAATTCCACCTGAAGAGGCTTCAATTTCTCTAACATCATCGCGTTTTCTATAGATTTCGATATCTCTTGCAATTCTTTTAGCACCTTCTTCAGCGGCCATCAAATACATTGTTTGTGATTTAATAATATCGAGCATTGACTTTTGCAACGTTGCAAGAACTTCAAACATTCTAGGAGCAACATCACCATCCTCAATCACTTCTAGAAGTGTTGTAAGAGCTCTTTCACCTGCTTGTAATTGATATATCAACGAGGACATAGTCATCTCGTCGATCTTCTTTTTAGCCTGAATGTATTCATCTCTTTCAATGATATCTTCATCTAGATAGAACTTCATTAAAGATGTGATTGTTCTCTTTGCCTTTGTTGATGAATTAGCTTTTAATTCACTATAACTTGGAAGTGATGGAAGATCATTTTTAGCCGGAAGAGTTGGATCAGTTTCAATTACATTTTCAATTGGATCATTATCTCCAATTAAATCATCTAATTCTTTTCTAATGTCTTCTGCCTGTGATTTTATACTTTTCTTATCGTTTGACATAAATACTAATTTTATTATAGATTATTTATTCCAATTTTATCTGGCGTTCTTGAAGCGCTGATAACCTAAACTTGGAATAGAATTATCTATAAGAATTGCTAATTGATTGTCTCTAACAACATATTGATTTAATATATTGTGATGTTGTTCATATTCTATTACATTAGTAAATACTCTAATATTAGTCATAAAGGTTTTATTTCCACGCAAGTGATAGTTAGAACCTGAATCCCATGTGATAGGTTGACCAATAGATAATAATCCGCTAAATTCTTCAATAAGATTATTATTACCATCTTGTGGTCTAGAACCTGGAGTAGTACCTGTATTATTATTTAGATCTAATCTATATAGTGAAAGTGCTAATTGTAAGAACTTATTATTAAAGTTTAAAATAAACCCATACCATTCTCCTTTTTGTAAAGTAACTCCATGTGTAAATTCATAGTCATTACCATTAACGCTGATTTTAAATTTAGTATTTGAAACAAATAATTTAAAACCGCCTAAAGCAGCTAAATCTCCAAATAAAACATATTCAGCAGTATCGTTTGATTCGAATTGAGGTGAAAACCATAGTGAAATTGCCATGTTTTCATCTGTTGTTAACTTAGATTGAATTGCATACTCAACTCCAGTGCTTTGAACAGATAATTTTGATAAATCGTAGTAATTTTTACTAACAACCGTCCAGCGATTCTTTAAATCATAGTCAACAATTGTGAGAGAACGGTCAACAAATCCTCTGATTCCATCTCTATAGGATGTTGAAACTGTTTGAAATTGTACTGGATTAGTATCTTTCTTTTGCTCTTCTTTTTGTCTTTCACCAAAAACTTCTTCAACACCTGTAATTAAATTATCAGTTTCAATTTCAAATGTATTCTTAATAACCGATGTACGATCTTGGTACTTAGTTAACATTACTTTCCAATAAGATTTTGTCTTATTAAATTCATCTGCAATTGCAACAGTATTTACTTCATACATTCTATTAACAATAGGAATATACATATAATCTTTGTTACGTGGTTTTTTATTGTAGCCAAAAACCCTTTCAAATTCTTCTGCAGTGATATGAACTTCAAATTCTGCAAATTCCATACCAAAAATATCGTATGTTGCAGCTTCTTCTGGAAATTCATTATCAGGTACTAAGATTTTAATGTTTTGTTTAGCAACCACATTATGAAGTGAATATTCCATTAAGTGAACATCTTCAGTTCTTAAGTCAGGTTCAGTTCTAAAATATTGAACTTGATGACCAAAAATGTCACTAACCATTCCTACAAGTTGCTTATAAATAGTAACGCTCTTGTTTAAGTTATATGGATTAAATAAATTAGTATCACAAGAAACTTCAATATTTGCACATCCATCCATTGCAAATGGATCTGTACATTCAACGCAAAATTGTGGACAACTTTCAATAGTACCCGATTCAGTCTCTAATGTAAAAGTAACTGAAATTAATGAAATTGTATGTGCTTGTGAAAGCGCTGCAACCTCTGCTTTAATATCTAACCAAAGTGGTTTAGTAGAATCAAATGTTAGACCTAATAGATCTCCAAATCCTAATGTTTTATTTAATTCTCTAAATTCTGAAAACTGCGTGTTATCATAAGACCATCTATATTCATAATCAAAGTAATTAGATGTATTAACTGGAATATAAAATTCGATTCCTGTCGTTGAAAAAAGAGGGGCTTCGGTTAGTGTTAATCTGATTGGAGATTCAATAGTTGCTATTTGAAATGTAGTATTACCAATGATAATTTCATCACCTACTATAAACTGACTAAAATCTGTCATTCTTCCATCAATCGTTACATCACCTGCAACAATTGTAAGTGTTCCTACTGTTTTTGTATTTTGAACACCTGCAACAATATTCCAATCTAATATTTTAACTGTATTATAGTATGGATCTTTAAGGGATGCAATTAAAAAATCGCCATATTCATCTGCTGTATATCCAGTAACCATTATGCTTCTTTATTTGATTTATTAATTTTATCCTGTGGAGTATAAACTTCACCTGCAATCCACGATGCCACAAAACCGGTAAGTGATACAAAGTACATTGCTAAAGCTTCTAAGTTAGCTAAATACCATATTGCAGCAACTCCAGCAATCATCCATAAACCAACTACAACGTAAATCATAATCTCTCTACGAGAACTTGGACCTGATTTAAAAATACCTGATTTTTCACTAGGTCTTCTTGATTCTGCCCAAATATATGTTGCAGCATACGCGGTTAATGATCCAAAATAAATAGAAAGATCTGAAAAGTCAGCACCTTTCCAAGCACCTAATACTCCCATAGTAACCCATAGAAAAACTATAAGATAAACTAAACCTTCTCTTTTACCAAAATTATTAAATAATTGCATATGTTACCGATATATTTTATCTATATATTCTGATAAAATATATCAATAGTCTGTAACAAAGAGAACTAATGGATTATCTCTTTCTAATTTAGGGTCTACGAGATCCATAAACGATGCCAATAAGTCCGCTTCTTTTTTAACAGATTCGTCTGCGTCATATGACTTTGAAACAAATTCATCAATTTTATTTAAGAAGTCAACTAATAACATTCTAAGGTATGGTACTCCTTCTTCAAATAGATTTAATCTTACAAGAGATTTGTTTAATCTATCTAATTCAGATTTAGTAAAGAAATCATAGAAATTAATTGTCATAGATAGAACTTTAAAATCAAATTTGATCATTTTATCTCCATCTATTTCGACCAATCGAGTATATTTTTTATCGCAATTTAAATTGAATTTAATATACTGTAAGTCTTGCATTTCATTAAGTACCGCATATAAAAACCACGGTGTGTTTACTTCTTTATGTAAGAATTCGGCACCAACTGCTTTAATCCTATTGACGATAGGACGATAGTTAATTTCTAAGAATTCGATCAATTGATCTGAACTTACTAAAATTGAATCATGTTCAATTTCAATGTAATCCACCGTATTCTTAAGGCGAGTCCAAATTTGATTATCTAAATAGTTATACTTATAAAGCGTCGCGTTAATCGCGGTAGAAAATAGCGTAAAATCGACTTCCATCTAAATCTAATTAGTATACTTGCATTGATTTCTCAATAACTTGTAATGTTTTATACAATTCTTCTCGTGAATACTTTTCAAGTTCTTTAAACTCTCTCTTACCAATTTCATTCTTTTCTAGAAAGACTTTGATAGCTTCTTCACTTGGTATATATTTAGATTTATCTTTTACTGTTGTTGACTTTTTGGTTTTGGTATAAACCCATCCTGGAACTCCTTTAAATCGCTGAGCAACTAATTGCCAACTATCAATTACCGCAATTGGATTAATTCCATTAACATTGAATAGTTGCGCATTTGCAGGAAACTTGATAGCAAAGAAGCGATTAATCATAAAATGATGGCGCTTTTTGTTATGGTTTTTAATTGCATTATATTCCTTTGGCTTTGTAAACATAATCTTTACAAAGTCAAATAATTTAGTTTCGTCTAGCATCTTAGAATAATTCGTTAGATATTTTATTATCCTGGACTGCTTCTGTTTCAGTTAAATTTAAATTTGCAAATGGATCGTAGCCTGCTGGAGTTCCTGTCGCCTGTTTCATCCAATAAGTTCCTTCAAGGATATATTCCATTTTAGTCAATTTTGACGTATCTGGAATTACATTTAAATCTTTTTCAACATTTTTATAGATTTGCTTTTGAATAGCATCTGGAATGGTATTATAGTGAAGTAGCATTAGATCTAAATTTTGATTAAATCGTGCTTTAATTTCTTCAATACTACTCATACCAATAACTCTATAAATCATATCAACAATCTTGTCTGTACTTGCTCGATTAAAGAAATTATCAATATGAAAGTTACCTTCTTCTTTCTTATATTGATCTAAAATTTTATTAGCATGCTTTTCAGTAATAGAATAGTTCATGATTTTACCAGATCGAGCAGCTTTAGTCCATGTAACAACCGATGGAATATTATCACTTTTATCTCCTTGTAAAATCTTAGTAAAGATAAAGTCATCGCAATTAACTTCTTCTACATTGACGTTATTCTTTTCAATCCACATTTTAAGATCTTTCTTAGCTGTATCGGATGATGTAAGAGTATCTGCCATATTAAATAGTAATTGATCATCAGTATACGAATCTAGTTTTGTTTCGCTGATAACCTTATTAAAACCTTCAAAGGCGATTAATTTACGCTTAGAATTATAATACCATAGGGTATATGCTTCAGTTGCATTATTATAATTTACAAGTTGAATTAAATCACGATCTCCTGTCCATACAATACAATTACGACCTTCATTATTTAATTGAGTTGACCAACCGAATAAGACATCATCAGCTTCAGCACCGTTAATTTGATGAATAACTACACCTTTCTTAGCGAGTATAGATTGGAACTCAGAATAAACTTCAAATACACCTGACCAATCAATTGAATCGTCATGTGTTCGTGTACCTTTATATTGTGCGTCTGGAAATAAATCCTTACGCCATGATTTAGCATCTACAGCGACAACAATCTGATCAATAAAAGGATTCATCTTGCGTAATTCACTTGCAAAGTCAATACATAACTTTCGCATCAATTGCGATTTGCTGTCTTGTGTACTTAAGAGTTGTTCACCTTTTTTACGAGGTAGAACAAATAGACGACTATGTAGAAAATAGTTGCCATCAATCAATAGTGTGTGTTTTCCTAGTTTCATAATTAACCTTTCATTAAGTTGCCGCAATCTTTACACCATGTAACGCCAAATGAATTTGTGAGCGGTGCATGTTTGCCTTTATTGCATCTGTTTTTTATTCGTAATGCTCTACGTTCTTGTTCTGTAAGTTCTTTTTCCATATCGCTAATCTTTATATGTAAATATAACAATTTTTTGCGATATAAAAAAATTATTTGCGAACTATTTCTTGTAATTTATATACACAACTTAGAAGAGTGATCACCTGATCAATAACTAGATTTCGTTGTGCTTGGTGTTCTGCTACTGTGATTGCAATTTGAGGAACATGCTTAACTGCGTTTGGTTTTTCAGCTTGAATGTACTCAATAAACTCTTCACCTAATGTTTGTAGAACGTCATCAACTCGATTTGAATATTCACCAACTAAGTACTGGTAATTCTTAATTGGATCTGTTTCATTAAAAATTAATTCAAATACATCTTTATATACTGAGTTAAACTTTTTAACATCGTCGATTGTAATGTTTGTAGTTCCTTGTGTTTTATAACCTTGTAGTTTATTCAGTGTAGATCGAAGATCTGGAAAGTTACGTCTAACAAATTCTACTAGAGCATCTTTTTCAATTGTAAGACCTTCATTCTTACAAATTTCATACACTCTTTTAATGTACTTTTTAGTTAATTCACTCTCTTCTGCTTTATCAAAATCGAAATTGATAACTTCGAATCGAGAAAGAATTGGATCGGGTAGTTTATTAATGTAATTACAAGTTGCGATAAAGCGTGAATTACTTGCAAACTGTTCCATAGTTGCTCTGAGAGCCTTAAAGAACTGATCTGATACACCATCTACCTCATCCAGTATAACTACTTTAAATTTATTTCGATCATCTAGGATTGACATGGTTGAACAGAAATCAGTAATGCGAGTTCTAATAACATCTACTGAAGTGTCTGTTGATGCGTTAATATAAAGATACGGTAGATCCCATTGTTGAACGATTGCTTTGGCTGTTGAGGTTTTACCAGTACCTGGCGAACCGGCAAAAAGCATATTTTGTGTTAGACCATCTTTGAATTTATTCATTACTCGATCTGGCAAGATCAATGAACTTAAGTCCTTTGGACGATACTTTTCTGTAAATAGAGCTTGAATCATTTATAACGTAGTTTAATTACTAATTATACTTAACAACTACATAGTGTTTCAGATAAATATCTATATGGCATACAATAAGAAGTACCCAAAGATTCAAAGAACTAATGGACCATATCCAAGAAATCGATATGGCGTTAGGTTTGATTCTATTACAAAACAACAACGTAGACTCTTATTAGAACATCCTATTATTGCTGAACGCGCACAGAGTGATCAGTTCTTACATATCATCTTCGAGGTATGTAGACATAGGCACGTGGATCGATTTGACAAATTCTATTATGATTGGTCAACTGATTCCTTTATGAAGATCGAAGAGTTAAAGGAAAGTTATGATTTAATTGAGTGGGAGTGTGCAATTAGTGGAAGACCTATTCAATCTAATATAAGTGACTTTAGTCCAAAAAACTTTATACATGAAGATTACTTTGACATTTTAGATGGTCCTATGATCGATGGTAGAATTGTTGAATCTTCTGTTCGCTTTCAAAAACACGTAAAAAAACTCCTACTGAATCAACAGAAGGAGTTCTTAAAATATGCTCGTAAAAATTCTAAACTTTAAAGTAACTTTGAAAATTTATCTTTAATAGTCATTGATCTACTTTCAGTTAAATAATTTGTAGCTTCTACCTTTCTAAGCATTGAATCATATTTAGTGTATAACACAGTGCCCTCTAATTGCCATTCTGCTTTTTCTGAAATTTCAATTGCTAATTCATTTAAGCTCGTGGCCATGGCTCTAATAACAAGCGACTCTTTTGGAGAAAGTTGTTTCTTAAGCTTTTCTTTAGCAGCTTTCATCTGATTAATATCTTCTTTAGATTTTCCAATTTCAGCTTTAATCGAATTAATTTTCTTTTCAACTTCATCTGGTTTAGTAGATGCTTCTTTTTCTTTTTCAGCATCGCTTAAATCGTTATTTAATTTTGAAACTCGAGCCATTTCTGTTTCAATATTGCTATCGTATTGTGAAATTGAATCTTCAAGTTGAGCTTCTTTTTCAGCATCTGTTTTTTCAGCAGCTGCAGCTGCTCCACTTTCTGGAGCTTCTTCCGTAGAAGATTTTGGTTCTTCTTTAACCCTCGGTTCTTCTTTATCTTTTGGCTTTTCTTCTTTCTTTGGCTCAGCTGCTTTAAGAGCTGCTACGTTTTTCTTATAAGAATCGGCGTACTTCATTAGAGAAGCCTTTAATTCAGCCTGTTGTGCAGGTGTTGCTCCATCCATTTTATATTTAGCAACTTCAATTTTACCTTTAAGTCTTTCTGCTGCAATTGCTTTTTTGATAGTATCTGCCGTATATTTAAGGTCGATTTGATCTTGTGCATCTTCAGCCTGTTTCTTTAGAGTTTCAATCTTAGATTCAATATTTTCTTTTTGTGGACCCGTTTCTGCAGCACCTACGGCATCTTCTAATTGTGCAATCTTTAATAAAATTGCATTAACCTTTGCTTGCTTTTTTCTAGCTCCAGGAATTTTACCCCATAATACTAATTGCCTTGCTGCTAATCCAGTTGCTGCAGCTCCAGCGGCACCAGCAATTCCTAAAGCATCTAAATTTCCAGCTTCATTAACCTCATCACCTTCTTCCATTGTTAATTCTTCTTGTAATTCTCCTGCTAGAGTTTCTAAAGAAGTCATAATATTATCAACGTCTGACATCATTGCTTCTCTATTTGAAGGAGCAGAAGAACTAACGACGGGTTCAGCTACGCTTACAGGTTCTGAAGCTAATTCTTCATTAATTGCATTAAGCCATTTTTCAAATCTATTCATGTTATAAATTATATGTTTATAAACTATATATTCATAAAAAAAGGGAGACATTTCTGTCTCCCTTTCTAATTATCTAAGATAATCTAATTAAGATTATGCTAAGTTGATTAAGTTAGTCCAAGCACCTGTGATAGAGAACTGAACGTATTGAGTTTCTGGGTGGAAACCTGCTTCAACTAATGCGAATCTAGACTTAACAGCAACTTTAGGAGCCATAGTTCCTTCAGCGATTGTCTGTACTGATTCAGCCATTAAGTAAGGCATGAATACTAAACCAGGACCATTACCGTCACCTTTTCTACCTACAGATACAGTGTAATCACCCCATGCCATTGTTGGATCAGTGTAAACATTGATACCAGCAACAGAACCTAATGGATAGATTGCGCCTGCAGCTTGTGAGAAAGTGTTAGACATTGGGTTAGCTACGAAACCAGCGATTGACTGTAATACAGTAGCAACTTGTGGACCAACAACTGCGAAGTTACCAGCACCTCTTCTACCTCTGTTAGCGATCAAGTTAGCAGCAGCTAATACTTGAGTTAAGATAGCTCTGTGTGCAGATGCAACAGTTTCACCACCACCTAAAGCAGCTGCTGTAGGTAAAGCGATATCGAAATCTGTAGCTGCACCGAAAGTAGCAGCAACGTTAGCAGCACCTAAAGCTCTTACAGAACCTAAGATGTGTTGGTTGATTGATTGAGTTAATTCGTTAGTTAAAACTGCCTCAACTTGAGCTACAGCGTCAACACCGAATTGCTTAAGATCTTGTACTTGCTCTCTTGTAACTGCAGCAGCAACTTGGAAAGTTTCAGCAGCAACTGATTTAGAGAATAAAGAAAGACCCATAACTTTGTCAGCAGTTCTTTCACCAGCTTCTCTAGAGAAAGGAGCACCAGCTTCGTTAGAAGCAGAGAAACCTTTAACGTGATCTTCTAAAGCCTTAACTAACTCAGGAGATGTGTATCTATCAGCGATTGAAGATTCACCAACACCTAAAGCGTCAACGATTTTGATGATGTTTTTGCCGTCGATTCTAGAAGTACCAACTAAAACGTCGTTACCTGCAGCAGCGTCAGCTGTCTTAACGTAAGTAGGAGTAACTGCGTTATCTAATCTACCGCCTTCGTATACGAAGTCTAAGTAAGATAATAAGCCCATTGGACCAGCCATAGGAACTACAGGTACTAAATCTAAACCTACAGTTTGAGCAGCAACTTGCATTGCTAATGGTAATAAAGTTGGAGCTTTGTCACCTGATCCGTCAGCTGCACCGATTGCAGATGGGAATGCAACTGCACCCATACCGTGAAGGTTCATTGTTGGATCTAAAGACATGATGTTCGCGTCTTCATAAAGTTTGTGGTTGTGGCAGTAAGTAGACATCCATGCTAATTTCTCAGCATCATTGATTCCTGTTGCAGATTCGATGATTGGAGCCCATGTAGATCTTACTTCAGCCTCATTGATTAAATTTGCCATTTTAATTTTATATTTTTTTTTAATGGTTTTATTTGTTGTTTTCTCGATTGTCTTTTAGTCTTTTGCTTCTTAACTAATAATCGATTAATTTTATATTACTATATATCCTGATTAAAAGAGTAAAAAAATGATTTTTTTATTTTTTTAATTTTTTATAGTAAATTAAATAGGAGGTCTAATACTTAGAATAAACCTCCTATTTTGTTTTAATATTTATCTTGATTACTTTTTGAATCTCTTAGCAAGTTCAGCAGCAATAGAAGTTGTATCATAACCTAAAGTTTTTGACTCTTCTTTAGATTCTTTGATCATTGCAACTTTTTCCATTACTGGTGCAACTTCTCTTAGATCTCTTGTCTGCCAGAAATTAGCAACTTGATATTCAGTTTCTAATTTGTGGTATTTAGATTGAGCTAAGATTTGTGCTTTCTTAGATTCAGAAAGAGTATTCCATCTTTCTTTATATTCGATAGGCATCATCTTTGTAACATTAGGCTCATTAGTTGGAGCATCAGTAATTAATGCTGAATTCCATAATGTGATGATTTGACCTTCAGTTAAGAAACCACGACCTTCAACTGCAGTTAATACTTTAGTTCTTTCTTCAATTGATAATTCGTTATAAGAGTTTCTTGTTGACTCAGATACAAACTTAAAGAAGTGTGGATCATTTGTCTTTTTTTCTTGTGCTTTATTAATAAGAGCAGAAAGTTTTTCAGTGATTGAATTTTTATAAGATTCCATTGTATCTTCTTTAGATTCTTCTGCTGCTTCTTCAGCCTCTTCTGCTGCTTCTTCAGCCTCTTCTGCTGCTTCCTCTGCCTCTTCTGTTGCTTCTTCTGCTTCAGCCTCTTCTGCTGCTGCTTCTGCTTCAGTTTCTTCTGCTTCAGTTTCTTCTGCTTCAGTAATTTCTTCGCCTTCAGCGTCGCCTTCACCTTCTAATTCAAGATCTTTTTCAACGTTTACTGGTTCTTCAACGTCTGAATCAACTTCTTTAGTTTCATCCTCTAATTCTTCAGCAGGAATTCCAGCTTCTTCAGCTTCAGTTAATTCGCCTTCATCTTCTACTTTTTCTGGCTCGCCTAATGCAACTTCTTGATCTTCGATCTCTTCAGCAGTGTCTTCAACTAATAAGTTAGAGTTAACTGTTTCAGCAACGTATTCTGCATATTCAGTAACTTTTTCTAAGTTCTCTTTTAAGTATTCGATGTATTCTAATAAATTAGCATGTGTAGTTGCACCTTCGTTATAAGATTCTGCTAAGTAATTAGTATATTCTTTAATTTGTGTAAAACCTTCAGCAATGTGCTCAGAGTATTGGATTGACTGATCTAATTTCTCAGCTAAAGTTTCAGCGTATTGAATAGATTGGTCAGCTTTCTCAGCAACATGCTCAGAGTATTGAATTGACTGATCTAATTTTTCAGCCAAATAAGTTGCATACTCCTTTAAGTTTGCTAATTCGGTTTCATTACCGCTTTCATTAGCTTCAGTTAAAGATTGTTTAATGCCCTTAATTTCTTCAGAAAGATATTGAGAATATTTGTTAAAATCTTCAACAGTGATAAATTTAGATTCTGCCATTTTTTCTGGTTCTTTATTTTCAATTGTTGTGTTTTCTGTTAAGTTAGCTGGACCACTGATTTCGTAAATTTGAATATCTGAATCGTTTTCAAATCCATAAGATTCGTTTACGCGCTTTAATTCAGCGTTTTCAAATCCTGGATCAGCGACTAAGTCATAAGTAAATAATTGTTTAATTTTTACTTGACCATTAGATTCAACTGCACCCGCAGCTCTTGATGAAATTTGAAGTGGAACTCCAGCATCAACTAATGCTTTAGCTTGACGGCCTGCATCAGTATCTAATAAACGGATACGACCTTTGATTTGTTTGTTTTCAGCATCATATGTGATTTCTTCAATAATGTGAGAAACATTCTTTAAAGAAACGTCAAAGTTTTGTGGGTGATCTAATTCACCTAAAAGCTTAGATGCCTTAATTTTATCTTGAAGAGCCTCGATTTGTGGTAAATATTCTTCTGCAGTATAAATACGGTTGTTACGATTCTTTTTATCTAACTCGCCGAAGATACCTTCAAGAATATAAACACCTGCTTCGCTTTTAAATTCTAATTCAGACGAAGATCTCTCTAAGATTAATAGGTCTTTATTGCTCATATTTATTATTTTATTATATTTGTACTATATATCTTTTGTAAAAAGTGTGATTTTTAAAAAATATTATTATATCCCTGCCAATGGATCTTCTTCAGAACCCGCTTCAGTTTCTTTTTTAGCAGCTTCTTCTTCCTCTGTTTCTTTAGCAGTTACTTCTTCTAGATAATCATTATAGTACTTAATCAAAGTTTGAATATCGTTTGTTGTGAAAGCTCCTTGACCATATGTATTATAAAAATAATCTTGAAACTCCTTTTCTGATTCTGAGCTTACAATAGCACCGATAATCTCGCTACTTTTGATTTCTTCAGCGTTATCTGTTATGTAATCGTCTACAATAACGTCAGATTCTGGAGTCACTTTCATTGCTTCTTCACTTAAGAATTCTTCAAATAATTTTACGTGTTTCATATAATTATATATCTAATTTTTTAAAAGCCTCCCATGTCCATTGGATCAACTTCAGGTTCTTCAGCATCTTTTGCAGCTCTTCTTGCTTTATATGCTTCATTGGCTGCTTTATCGTCTGGAGATAATTTTAAGTATCGATCTACTAAGAAATCCATATCAAAGTATGATTCTTCTTCCATTGTCACAGGATCTGTTTTAACTAATGAATCTTTTAATTGACTAACGAAATCGATTCTACGTTCCATGATTTCCATGTGCTTTAATTCAGAGAACATGTTCTCTTCAATAAATTGTAATGAGATTTGAGTTTTAAATCCTGGATCGTCTGAAAATTCAGGATACTTAAGACACATTTGAATATAAAGTGGCTTAACCAATACCTCTTGGAAAACTGAGCGTAAACGGTTGATGAATTTAGAAAATTTAATTTCATCTCTAATCATACCATCGGCTGCAAGATTAAATTCGCCTCCACCATCTTCGTACATGAATCTATTGAATGGAATCTTAGATACCATTTTCAATTTATCAGAAAAATACTTAAGAGCTTCAGTATCATTTAATTCTGGACCTTCACCGCCTAAAGTTTCAATTTCTGGTTGTTCACCATCCTTAGAAGGTAACCAATACTCTTTATTAAATTGCAGCATTGGACGACCATTGGTTGTCATGCTTGCTGAATCCCAATCAAAGTCTACAACTTCTTTATAGTTACTCATTAATTGAGCAAGAGATTGTTTTGCTCTGGTCTTAGATTTACCACCAACTGGGATGATAAATTTCATTCTGTAAGAAGAGTTGGTAACCGCCCAGATAATTCTGGTGTGTTCCATAATTCTTAATAGGTTGAAAGCTCTTACAAGACGCTCTAGGTAACTTACCCTAGATGCTGTAGTAATAGATGAATAAGAAATATAAATGATCTGAGAGTCATATAATGTTCTCTCTTTAGTTGGATTATCCTTAAATTGTGTCCAAACTTTTTTCTTATCTGTTTTATTATATCCTGGAACAAGTGTAATTGGATCGATTTCCTTGAAACCAATAATCTCTGTTTGATCAGGACTATAAATAATTTCAAATGCTAAATAACCATCAATTAAGAATTTTCTAAAGTAATACCATGCAGATTGATCTTGTGTAAATCCAAAATACTGATAAATGTCTCTATAAGACTTATTTAAATATTTTTGAACTTCATCACTAACATCCATTCCGATAATTTCTGGATTTGCAAAAAAGTTTTTATTATCGTATACGATTGATTCGTCACAAAGAATATCTAAGATATCTTCGATTTCATCATATGTTGAAAATGCTCGAAGTTCATCTCTTTTAGCAGCATAATTCTGATCAAAGAATGGGATATTCTTTCGCATATTTGTATCTGACATCGATAGTGCAGCAAATGCACCATACATATCATCATTATCTAAACCAAGTGGGTTTATCTGACCATATCCAATCGCGTCTTCAATAGGACCAATCGCCTGTGATTGTCTTAAGACTAAATCGTCATAATACATACCAAACGAAGATAACTTTTTAAGCTGATCTCTCAGGGTAAAAGGTTTCTTATTGTAACTGAATGGTCCGTTTCTATCTACGAATCCTGCCATTATATTCTTATATTATATTTTAGTTATATATTCTTTTTTTATCGATTAGAAAACATTGCTCTAATTTGTTGCACTGTTGTTCCTTCTAAATCAATAAAGTCACATAGTGCGATATCTGGCCATCTATTATATGTAATAACCGCTTGATTGTTTTTACGATTAGGAATATATTGTCTAATTGCAAAATCAAAACCAAATCTTTTTAAGTATGCTTTCATACCATCATATGTAATTCTTAAAGGCTTTTGACCTTCTGCATCTAATCCTCTTTTACCAGAACTAGCTCTATTAATCTGACGTTCTAATCTATTATACAAATCATCTAACAATTGTTCCTTAAATTCAACGGGTAGAAGATTTAAATTAATACCTAAATCATTTCCATCTACTTGTTCAATTGCAAGAACAACTGGATTTTTATCAAACCATGGTAAGTTTTCTGTAATTGGTGTGTACTCAAATACGTAAATTTTACCTGGTTCAAAACGTGCTCTAGTATATTCGGCCTCTGTTAATTTTCTACTTTTTACGCTATCTTCAAACCATTTCTCAGCCGTTTTCTTGGCAGCATTTATACTACCGGATTCTTTACTAAGTTCTTTGATTCTATTTTTAACGTAACCCATTTAACATCGTATCTTCGGTTAGTACTATAAAATTCCAACCCCTACCTTCGCAATAGCTTTTAGCTGCATTATATTTATCCATATTTTTAACATACTGTTCGGCTAGAAATTTATAGGATTCTAATGCTTTTCTTGAATTTTGCTTGGGTGGTTGTGGTTTTTGAATCTGTGCCTTGGGTTTGATTTCAACTAAATATTCTTTAACTGTGTCATCTTGCTGAATCTGTTTAAAATAAAAATCTGGATAGTATTTATGTGGTTTATTATCCTGTCTTGACCAATATTTAATTTCTACAGGTTCACTTGACCAATGCGTTACTTTATCATTAACATCGCACCATATCATAAACTTACGTTCCCATGAAGATCTATATATGATCGGAGTTGGTCCAACATATTTTTGTGGGAATTGTGGGGTAAAATATCCTTGATTAAACCCTGAGTTTTTAGTAGGTTTGACGTTTTTAATTGACATTTAGATAGTATA